TATATATATATCAATTACCTAGTATATTGATAACACAATAAAAATAGAGCTTACCATTTCTGATAAACTCTTTCTGTTTAATTTATGCCTATTTGTTTTCTAGTAATTTTATTATAGTATCTAGTTTTTCACATACATCGTCTAAATCATTAGCTGTACTTGGAATTTCATTTCTTGCATTTAGGTCATGTAATTGATCTTCAATTCCTTTGAGTCTTTCTTCTAATATTTTTTTTAATTCTTGTTCCATAACTATCCTCCTTTTTTATAAGGATTATATCATAATTTAATATAAAAAGCTAGATTTCTCTAGCTTACCTAATAAGATATATATTAGCACGGAGGCTTTATGATACTTGGACTTACGAGTTATTACTAACTGTATCATACTTCGTGCTATTATATATATTAACATACTATTTTTGAAAAAACAGTGATTTTTCAGGTTATTTTCAGGTAGTTTTCAGGTAGTTTTATGTATTTAATATATCTTTCATCTTTTTGAGTGCATTTTCCTTTATATCCTTTAATCCTTCTTCAGTAATTTCTCTTTCTTTTCTATATTTATCATTGAAAGCAAATTCTACTTGTCTCCATTTCCAATTATCTATACACTTACATGTTATAATAAAATTTTCTTCTTCTGTTAACGAGCCTAATGCTATTTCTATTTGCTTTACTTCATATTCTAACATTCTTAATCTTGATTTGTCGTCCTTTATCCATTGTTTTACCAATTCTCTTGTTACTATTTGCTTTATTACTCTATTTTCAACTGGACTATTATTATTTTTTGCTTTTGGCATTCCGGTATGTATCTGAACTTTCATTTACAAAATATTCTGCTATTTCTTCATCTGTCATTGTATCTAAACATTCTTGCCAAAAATTTATTCTATTCTTAAGTGCATCTATTTTTCCCTGTGTTTTTCTTAAATTTTTTAAAGACTTCTCAATATTCATTTGTACCCCCCTCGCATAACATAGTTATATATTACCTTTTGAACTATTCCTAGTGCTTCATAATTCGTTATAAATCTTCCATCATGTCTATGTCTTACACTAGCTCTTATTAATTTTATATTTTGATTATAGCTTCTCTTATATACTTTTGCTAAGTATTTTATGTCAAAGCCACTTTCCCACATTCTTATTATCTCTTCTTCTCTCATACTAGTAGTATTTGTTGTTAAGTAGTGTTTAATGCTGTTTCTTTATATTGTTTTTTCCTTAATATTACTCTCCTATAATAATTCTTTTAGTGTATCAATTTCATTATTTACTACATCTGCCTCACTAAAACTTGTGTATGTATCACAGTTAATTAAACTTTCTTCTCTTTCTTTTATTTTAGTTTCTACTATTTGCTTAGATATATAATTTTGTTTTATTTTCTTATTCTTTTCCCTTAGTTCTTTATTTCTTTGGTTTCTCTTTTTATTTATTTTTAATATTTCCTTTATAGCTTGTTTTAATTTTATGTTTTCTTCATCTAGAGTATGTCCTGTTTTCATTACATAACAATTTCTTAAAATATATAATGCTTCTTGTTCTGTCATTTCTTCCATCTTCCCACCTCTTTCTTATTCTCTAGACATACTAGTTTTTTAATATTTCTTTAGCAACTTTAATAATAAACCAAATTGCTGTCACTGCTAAAGTTACTGCCTAAATTACTTTTCTATATCTAATAGTTCTTGTAATTTATATAAGTTTTTTCATTGTTTAATATTCTAAAAATATCTTTCCAATGCTCTCTTTCTTCCTTAAGTTCTCCAATAATGTCAGCATTATTTACCTTATCATCATCTATATAATCTTCTATATCTTCTGTTAAATGTTCTTTATGCCAATTTGCATATTCTTTTATATTTTCTACTAAAATATCATATTTATTTGCTTTAGCTTGCAGTTTTGCTAAATCTTCTGTATATGATAAGTTATCTTTATCCTTCTGTTCTAAATTTTCTATAATTCTTTCTATTGGCTCTATTCTTAATGTTACAAATACATTATCTTCGCAAAATTCTCTAGAAAAATGTATTTCATTTTTTACATAATCAACTATATTTTTTATATGCATTATTGCTTTTTCTCCTTCCATTTTATTATAAAATTGTCTAATAATTCTTCTATATGCTCTTCTGTCCATACAGGCTTTTGTGTCTCATCTACACTGCTTATCAAATAATCATATAATGTTTGATATGATACTGATTGGTTTTCTTTTTTTAGCTCTAGTTCATTATATAAATCAATCATTCTTTCTGCATAAGCTTCACTTTCTTGTTTTATTGCATTATTTTTTATTCTTATTTCTTCGTTTTCTCTTTCAAGTCTTTCTCTATCTGCTAATATGTTTTCTAAAATATTAATTGGTACATAAGTTCCAGCTGCATCACATGTTTTTATTTTATTTATTCTAGCAATTTCTTCTTTTAATGTCTCTATATCTTCTTCTATATTTGTTTTATTGTTCATTTTGTTATTCCTCCAATATTTTTAATTTTTTTACAAAAATACTTGACATTTTTTGTAAAGTTAAATATACTTTTGTATAAGTGTATATATTAAATTTCATTATTAATTATTATTTAAAATTAAGGAGGTTTTCAAAATGAAAGATTTTTTGTCAGCCCTTGTTCAAATAATAAAAAATTACGAAAGGCATCCGATATTAGCCGCACTTGCAATATTTACAATATTAATAATATCTATACTTTTTATTATATTTCTACTGAAATAACTGTTGTTATTTCCCTAATTGAATATATAAATGATAGCTTTTGCTATAATACTTTTAATGAATTTAAAAGCGCACTATACGTGCATATTGTAAAGAAGATCTATATTTATAGATTTTCTTTTTTTGCTTTCCTTTCAAAATATTGTTTTATGCAATTCTTTACATTATCATGATACGAACATTCTTTTATCTTAAAACAACCATTGCACCAAAATGTGTCTAGTTTTATTGTTCTATTGCTTCTTTCTCTTTTTCTGACATATTAGTTCTCCTCTACTATATATTTTATTTGCTCGAATTGTTGATGAGTTACTATTACTTTAATTGTCAAAAATTTTTTTAAACTTTCTTGCATTGAAATTAAAGTATCTTCGTCTTGTATTATTGTTTTATATTTATTATAAAGCCCTGTTTGTACTTCTATAATATCTCCTACTTCTATTAAATCAATTATGTTTTTGCTATGTTTTACTATATTTTCATTTTTTAAATATAAATATGTTGCTGGATATTCATCACTTCTTATTTCTCTTGTAGTATCTACAACTAAGTAATTATAATCTTGCTCATTTATTGCTATTAATTTTCCTAAATATCCTTCTCTAGTTCTTACATATTCTCCTATTTTAATTTCTGACATTTATATTTCCTCCTTAGTAACTATTTTTAAGCTTAAATCCTTATATTTGTGTTCAAACATCTTCTGCTTTATCTTAAATACATCTGTTTTCATTCCTTTTGTATCTTCTACTACTGTTTGCTTTAGCTTATTATCATAATAAACAAAGTCTGCTTTATATGTAATTGCTCTATAATATTTTCCGTTTTTCTTAAATGCTTCTTGTAACTCAAATGGAACTTGTAATTGCAAATCTTTTATCTCTCCAGTTCTTTCTAATAGCACTAACTGTCTATATCTCTTAGCTTCTAATGTACTATCAAATATATATCCATCTACTGTCACTTTTTTATTTCCATATTTATTCATTCTTTTATCCTTTCTTGTATTCTATTAACAGATATATTATAGTATTTTTCTTCTATTTCATATCCGACAAAATTTCTATTTGTATTTATACATGCTACTGCAGTTGAACCGCTTCCGCATACAGCTGTCTAACACTACTTCATTTTCATTTGTATATGTTTTTATAAGATATTCAAGCAACTTAACTGGTTTCTGAGTTGGGTGTAATTTATATTTTTGTTTATCTGAAGCAAATTAAATTACATTTCTAGGAAATCTTTCTGTACTTCCTCCGCCGTTTTAGCTCTGTATTGCATTTATTATAAAGCTCTGTATTGTTCTGTGTTTTAATGTATTTAGTATAACTATGAACTGCAGTATGTCCATTTGTTTTCTGCGCATTATATATACATTGCTTTTTGTAAAATACTAATATATTTTCATAAGCTCGTAGCGGTTGCCTATTTACATTCAAATGCCCTGTTGCACTTGTTTTCTCCCATATCCAATCGTATTTATACATTTTTAAATTGCTCAGCCTCAATTCACTTGCAAATGGCTCTACTGCAAATAATGCTATTACTCCGTTGTCTTTTATTACACGTTTGTATTGTTTCCAGAGTTGTTCTAAATCTATCTGTTTATCCCAAGCGCACTTTGTTATTCCGATATGGTAAGTCAGTTAAAATCATATCTATACTTTTGTCTTGTATATCTTTCATAAGCTCTAAGCAGTCTCCATTTTGTAATATCATAGCTTTATCCTTTCTTGTACGCCCAATATTGCGTGTATTTTCTTTAGTGGATCTACTGCATATTCACATTCAGCTTGTCCTACAAAGTCTACTTCTTCTAGCTTAGAACAGCCGATTACATAAGTTGTTTTCTATTGCTTTTTTGCAGATGCCGTGTAAGCTGTGGGTATTTGCTCATATCTCTTACTCCTTTGGCATTTCATAAACTTTTGGTATATTAAATATATTAGGTTGTATATCCATTTGACCTTGTAGCATTGCAGGTCCACCTTTTAATTCTAAATAGCTTGAATATTTGCTTATTATTTCCTGTAACGCTTCTTTTGCTCTTTCTTCTGTTCCATATTCTGCTATTGTAATTCCTGTTGTTTTTTTTACATCACTGATACTAACAATCGTGTTTTGTATAACTACTAAGTTAACTATATTATCGAAATTTATTATTACATCTTTATCTTGACTAAGTATTATCATAACTTTTCCTTCACTTTTTCTACTAAACATAATTTTTGTAATATTTTATTTAATTCCTTATCATTGATTTGCAATGCTCTTTCTGTTAATTTAATTAATAAGTTTTGAAAAACTTGAACTGGTCTAACTAACACAGAGCCATTTGGGTTTTGTTCAATCAAAAGTTTTAGCAAATTGGCTGTGTCTACTTTCCACTCATCTGACAAATCATTCTTTGACATATCCATCACTCCTCCTATGTAAAATGCCTTTCATTGTCTTGTATAAATTTATCTTCAGCTAACATATATCTCTTATATCGTGTCTTTTCTCCAAATCTGTTCTTACCTTGTTTCCATTCTCCCACGATGTCATATCCGTCTTTCTTTAAGTTATATATCCTAGCTCCTAATCTGCTTATTCCTAAGTCGTCTCTTGCTTCTTTATCTGTTATTCCACCGAAATCTCTTCATGTAGTCTAGTACTCTTTCTTCATGTGTCATATCTTTTATATTCATTTGTACATCACACTCCTTTATAGTCCGTAATTCTTCAAGTGTGTAATCTTTGTCTACTTCCATATTCCTATACATTGTATTCTTAGCAAAAACTGGCAATGTACCTGTCTTTCTTATTGAACTTTTGTTGACTAAAACTATATATTGTTCACTATCCGACCATTTTTCTTTTCTTATGAAATCTATTTCATCTCTAAATGGCTTTATAACTCCACTCAAATATCTCTTTTCCGCTTCGTTTAGTATTTCTTCTTTGCGTTCAAATACTGTTTCATACTGTATGGGATGTTCTACTTTAACAATATCAAGCTTCTTTTCAGTTTTATTTGTTAAGTCGTCTTTATAGTAGTCTAAGTCATTCCATTCATGTTGACATACAACTATATTCCCTTGCTTTACTCTTTTCTGTCCATTTCGGTATGTAACTATATCTCCATCTTGTAAATCACTTTTTGTGAATTGTAGTAGTTCTACTTGAGTATTATACAAATTGCGATGACAATTATTTTGTCCCCATCCTCTATTCCAATTATCAAAAGCTACTTCTGCACCCTCTCCAGTACTCCATATTCTAACGACTGTACCTTTTTTATCTTTCACACATTCTTCTAAACCTTTTACTCTATCTCCAACTTTAAATTTCATATTTTTTTTCTCCTCTCAATCTATAAACCGTAGCTCTGTAATGCTCGGTATATAGTATTTATTACCTCTATATGTATATTTATTGCCATTTTCACATGTACATCTTGCTGCATAAGTATACTCATGTCTTTCTATTAATTTCGTATACAAAATTACTCCTATACCTTTACATTTTTCACAATCAATTCTTTTGCCACTTTCTCCTTTGATGTTGTCTATACGTGACATAGTTTGATTAATTGCAAGTATATCCGCTAATTTTGGAATAAATTTACATTCTGTATATACTTTTTGTATTATCTGATTAAATCTTTTTACATTCATTTTGCATAATTCTTTATACCAAATGTCTTTCTCAAATTGTTCTAACTCTTTTTGATAAAATCTTTCTAATTGTGTTACTCCGTTATGGAATTCAGTACCCGTCATTCATTTTCGCCACCCTTTCTTCCATTTCTTTTACTTCTTGTTTTATCCTAGCCTGTCTTTCTTCTTCTGTTTCTTCTTTTGGTGCTGTTTTACCACTTTTGCTTTTGTATTTTAAATCATCAGCTTTAACCTCTTGTAAAGTTTTAAATCCTGCTTTTATATAATCATCTAAAATACTCATGCAATAATTCCAATTTGGCTTATCTATTCTTGCAGTTTTTCTTAAAGCATTTTCAATTAACTCAATAGGTAATTTATCTAAATATTCAATACATTCAAATATGATGCTAGTATTAGTAGTATTAAGCGTCTCTATCATTAATGTTTGTATCTTTTCAACATTTGAGTCATAAAGTAAATTATTTTTTTCGTCTTCTTTATTTTCTTCTACTTCTCCTTTTATTTCTTTTTCATTTACTTTACTTTGCGAATTAATGTCTACATTTTCAGAGTTATTGTCAACATTAACTAAGTTATTGACAACATAAATTATCTTTGAATCAAATTCTTGATAATTTGGGTTCTTAAAATCTATTAAAGTTATTTCTTTTATCATTTCAATTTGCTTTCTTCTTCTACATGCTTCTAGAAATCTTTTTTGTATTCCTCGACTTGTTAGGATACTATATTTTTCATAGAGTTCTTTATTAAAAATATTTCTCTTTATTGCAGAATTAATGTATACATTTATTTGATTAATGTCGACATTTATTTGCTTTGAAAACAATAATTGCTCATCTTCATTCCATTCGTAATAATATCCATTTGAATATATCTTTTGAAAAAGCTTAATGATAAAGCCAAAACCAACTAAGCCATGTTCAGCTTCAAATAGTTCTAATTTTGTATCTATGTTAATATCTAATGAAAAATAATCTAATCCTTGTTTTGTTGGTCTTGCCATACATTTTCTCCTTTCGTATAATATAAGGGCTAAGTTTGTTGTCCTAGCCCTGTTGTTTTAAAGATTTAATATATGTTTGAAAAGCTCATCAAATTCTTTTTCTAGATCACTATTAGTTTTCTTTTCCCCTTTAAGTCCTTTTTCTACTGCTACTTTTATATCTTCTTCCTTAAGAGCTTCTTGTTCTTTTAATGCATTTATTAAATTAGCTAATGCATTCATTAATGCTGTTCTTGTCCCTATAATTTTTATATTTACTTTATCTTTTATTTCAGTTGATTTTATTGATAATTCAAATTTATCTTCCATTTTCTTTACCTCCATTTACTTAATATAACTTTTTCCTATTAATCTAATAAATTCTTCTCTAGTATGATTTTCTTCATATTCTAACTGTATAAACTTCTTAAGCCATTCCAATATAAACTCGTCTTGATGACATTTCCTACAAAGAGGAACTACCAGTCCATTTTCTATGCTTCTTTTTCTATTTCTACCACCATAAACTTCATGCAAATCATCTTTAAAAACGTTCTTTATTCCTCTTTCTGCACATATGTAACAATGCTCTAAATCGTTTGTTATAATGCTAAATCTATTTCGTTCTATCTTTGCTTGTTTCTTACTTTTCTTTCTTATAGGTTTCATTTCTTTGTATTTCAATTCTGAGCATTTTTTACAATCTGATAATGTTATTTTCTGTTTGTTAAATTTACAAAAGAAATATGATTCATATTTTTTAGTTCTTTGAGTTAGATATATACAATTAAATCTCATATCTAATCGCCTCTATTTTCTTTTTTAAGGCATTTTGTTTGCTATCTATACTCTCATACGCTTTCTTAAATCTAAATAATCTAGATCCTAATTCCGCTAATTTCTTGCTATTATCTTTTACATATTCCTTTGCCATTGCTTCAAAATAACTCATTGCAGGAGGCTTGTCCCTTTGTGTTTCTTGCCATTGTTTACGTTGTACATATACTTGTTTATTCTCTGTTATTGATATATCAGTCTTTAATAAGTCGTATTCTTCTTGGATTCTTGCAATCATTTCTCCTAATAAGTAATTCATATTTGCATATATTTCTATGTTTTTTGCTATCTGAAATCCTGTATCTGCATTTTCTATTAGTTCTTTTTGTAAATTGCTATATGTATTAGCTATCTCTTTGCTATCTGCATCTTGAATTGTAAAAGGATTAAACATATATAGTTTTTCAAATTCCATGTTATTACCTTTCTATATGTTCGTGCATAAACACATATTCTGAATTTTCTCCCATATTATTTAATAAAAACTCACTTGCTTGTTGTTTGCTTAAATGGTTTTCTCTTGCCCTGTGTTCATATACAAATCTACATTCTTGTTGTTTTTGTTTTATTCGTTCTTCTATTTCGTCTTCATCGTAATTTGCTTCTATTAGATATAAATCGTAATTTTTAGCGCTTATACCTTCTAACGTCTTAGTGTCTGTTGCATATATAATTTTATAATTGTCAAACAATACTCTGTATCCACATTGAAGTACATCATGATATAATTTTATAGGCATAATTTTAAAAAGCTTATAATCGTATTTCGTGCCAATTTGAAGTATATCTATATTACTTTTTGACACTCCACAATCTAATAGAGGTTGTAATAACCATTCACAACAAGCAAATCTCAAAGTCGGTCTTTCTTTCGCCAACCTTCTTATTGTTTCTTTTTTGAAATGGTCTAAATGAATATGTGTTAATAGCACTAGTTTTAATTTTTTATAATCTTTTTCTAATTTCTTAAACGTAACTCCACAATCAATTAAAATAATGTCTTTGATTATTGTTCCATTTCCTGTGCTGCAGCTTGATATAATTTTATAGTTCATTCATAGTCACTTCTTTTGTTTCTTCTGTTTGTTCCTCTATGTCTGCTTGTACTTCAATAACATCTTGCTGTGGGATTTCTTCTTGTTGCATTTCTTCAGCTTCATACATTCCTGCCAAATCTTCGACAAATGTTTCTCTTAAAGCTCTTACCTTTGCAACTTTTTCTACCATAGTTGCCCCTTTACTACTCCAATTAGAGTTTAATTGTCCTTCTGATTTCTTTTGTGCTACTTCATTGAAGCTTACACTTGAATATGTAGGGTGCGACCAGTCTTTTCTATATACTTTAGCCCAACCGCCTACTAATTGTTCTTCTCCTAATCTAAATGTTCCTTTTCTTTCTTCTACTGTTCCATCTTCTTTTTTTACGATTATTCCGCTTTCCATACCATCATAGTTTGGATTTAATACAGCTCTTTTCAAAATAGCATCTTTTCCTACTACTAATTGTGCAGGAGTTCCTGCTTTATATTTAATCAAATAAGCTTCTCTTAAGAATGGATTTAGTTTTCTTACTTTACATAGCTCTGTAAATAGCTTAAATTCCTGGTTTGTTATTTTTGCATCTGTACCTACTATATATTCTTGAACTATGCTTGGTGTTAATTTTATTTCATTTCCGTCTATGTCAAATTTGACCATTAGCTCTTGCTTTTCATTACTCATAATCATAACCTCCGTTTTCTAAAAAATCTTTTAATTCTCTTAGCTTTGTTCTAGTTCCTTTTACTGTAAATTTAAGTGTTAATATTTCTTCTTTTTCTTCTTTTGGTTGTTCTAAAGGTTTACTAAATACATCTTCTAGTTCTTCGTGGGTTCTCTTGCTTATTTCATGATTTTGGTTCATTTCTATATGTACTACTTTTTCTTCCTGCTTTTTCTTTTCTTCTTCAATAGCTTTAAATCTATTTGTTACTGTTGTTATAGCTTGACTTACATTTAAACTTTGTTTATATTCAACTAATATTTCTGCTTTATGCTCCTGTGTTTCTATTAAGTTTAAATCGTCTACTAGCTTGTCCACAAAAGCTGTTATCTGCTTCTTTAATTTCGTTGGATTATCACTTGCTCCAATCTTTAATCCTATCTTTTCAAATGTTACAAAATCAATTTTTTTGCTTTCTATGTATTCTGTAAAATATGCTCTTGCTTCTTCTTCTAGTTTCTTTTTTTGTTCTATTTCTATTGAATCTATTTTCTCTTTTAAAGCTTTATCCGCTGATTTATATTTTTCTGACACACATTCCTTATAGACTGTTTCAAATTTATTGTAAGGTGCTAGCACTTTTTCTTTTACGTCTTTTCTTTGTGTTTCTAATTCCTCAAATTCTTTATTTAATGAAGTTCTTATTTGTTTTATTACTTGTTTGTTTTCTTCTGTACAAACTAAACTTTTTGCATTTTCTACTTTTTTGTCTATTTCTTCGCTCAATGCCTTTAATTGCTCTTCTATAACTGGCAATTGTTTTACTACAATTAACTCTTGATTACTCATCTTCTTCCTCCTAAAAAATTTTATTTATTATTTCAAATAAATAAGTGTTGTCTATCTTAAAATTATTATCTTCCTCTTGTTTTTTTGCTATTGCATTTATTGCTTGACTGAAATATAAACTATCTACTCCTGTTAGTTGGTCTTTAAATACGTTTAAATCTTTTAAATCTAATTCATTTAGCTGTAATGCCATTTTTAGATATTGTCCTGCGTTTATCGTATATCCTCTACTTAAAAATTTTCTAGTTCTAATTATGCTGCATAAAGGGTATTTACTTCCCACATATATTAATTCTTTATTTATGATTGCTTCTAATGCTTTTGATGGTAAATTTACTTTATTGTTTTTATAATCATAACTACATGTACAATGTACAAAATCATAGTTTTCATGTATTTCATTTACATCTCCATAAAATCTAATTACAATTTGAATACTATCTGACAATGAAATTGCGTTTGTTGAAAAATATCTTGGCCTATATTTAGGTTTTTCTTGTTTTTGTTCTTCCTCTGTTTCTTCTGTAAATGGTTCTGTTTCTAAATTTGAACTATCTTCTATTTCATCGTCTTCTATAACTGCTCCTTCACTTTGAATAAAACATTGTATTCTTTCTGATTCTTCTTTAATTTCTACTAAACTTCTATCTTGATGTGCTTCATTCCATTTTTCTGCATAATATTGGGCTATTTTCAAAGCTGATTCCTTATCTTTAAAGTAGATATCATAGTCGTTTGGCTTTTCTCCGTTTAGTAAACTAACTAATGCTCCTCCTGTAATGATTGCATTTTCTTTTATTATTTTTACAACCTCTGCGTTGTCTATATTTTTACACCAATCATCTAATTTAGCTTTTAATGCTTTCGCTATATTTTTACTATTCATTTTTATTTCCTCCTTATTGACTTTTTCTTGTTTTCTGCTATAATTAAGTTAGATTTATTAACTAATTGAGTTATTGTTTGTGCTAAACAATAGCTCTTTTATTTTTGTTCTTACTTCTTTGTCTTCTCTTTTGCCTGTAACTAAATTCTCTGTTATCATTCTGAATGTTCTTAGTTTTGCATTTTCTTCTTCAATTACCCAAAACTTATTTTTTATTTCGTCTACTTTTTTATTACAGTCTTTTTGAATTTCATCTATTGTATGAAATCTGTATAGTATTAAAGCTAGTAAAAACATCATTATTGCACACATAATCATTATGAAATACCACATCTTACTTTCCCTCCTTTCTTTTGTTTTTTCTATATGTTTGCCAATAGTCACTAAAGTTTGTCCTGTATTTTTTAGGTATACCTTTGTTATGTTTTCTCCATTCTTTCTTTTGTAAATTTCTTTCAACTACTCTTAACATACACTTTTCCTCCTTTCTTATTTTGCAAATGCATATACAAACATTCCACCATATACAAATACAAATGTTATAGTATATAGTATGTTTTCTAGTTTTTCTTTTGTTAGTTTTTTCATTTGTTTTTATCCTCCTTTAGTTTTACTTTCGGTATTATTTTTACTCCGAATTTGTTTTCGAGAATTTTCATCATAACTGCATTTACTTTTTCGTAGTCCACATATAATCACTTCCTTTCATTTGTACTGTGTCGCATTTTATAAATTCCATAAAGTTTGTACTATAATTGCGTTAATTGTAAGTCCTTTTTGTTTCGATATTTGCTCTAACTTCTCTTTTAATTTAATCGGTACTCTAATTTGCATTGGCACTTTTTCCATTTTGCACCTCCTCTCATTTTGATACCATTTTAATACTAAAGTTTTTATTTGTCAATACATTTTTACAAATAATTTGTTGCATTTTGCAACTAGCTTTGCAAAAAAATATCCCTAAACTCTAAATCATTTATCGATAATAATTCTGCACACATATTTGCTTCTTCTAATGTCATTTTCTTTTTATTTAATACCTTTTGCCCTAATGTGTACCCTGTAAGCTTAACTTTAGGTGCTAAGCTTTGGTATGTATATCCTTTTTCAATCATTTTACTTTTAAATTTTTTTGTATTTATCATTTTATCACCTCCGTTGCATTTTGCAACTTTAATATATAATATACATTTTGATTTGTCAATAGCATTTTGCAACTTTTTTAATATTTTTTATAAAATCTCTTGTAAAAGTTGCAAAATGTGTTATAATTAAATCGTAAGGAGTTATTTATGAAAGAAAATATATATACATTAATTGGCAAAAGACTTAAAGAGGCTCGTGAAGAAAACGCCAAAACCTTGGAAGATGTTGGCAACAGACTAGATAAACATAAAAGCACTATTCAGAGATGGGAAAATGGAAAAACAGAAAGAATTAGTACTTCTGCAATAGAAGTCTTAGCCGACTTCTACAATGTAAACCCTGCATGGCTATCAGGAAAAGATGTAAATAAATATGATAAAAAAATAAAAAAAGATAAGTTGGGACAAGAAGTCGTATCTATACCTCTTATTCGGCATAGTAAAAGCAGGATATAACTATTTAGCTCAAGAAAACTGGATAGGCTCTATAGATATAAGTAAAAAACTTGCAGATAGTGGCAATTTCTTTGCATTGAAAATTAAACGGTGACAGTATGTCTCCCATATTAATAGAAGATGATATAGTAATTATTAAAAAACAAGAAGACTTTGAAAATGGCGATATTGTTGTTGCTATTATAAATGGAGATGAGGCGACAATTAAAAAGGGAAAAAAGACAGATAATAGCATACTCCTACAACCATTTAATACTAATTATGAGCCTTTAATTTTTACTAATGAAGAAATGAAATCTATACCAGTAACAATTATTGGAATTGTAAAAGAATTAAAAAGAAAGTTTTAATATAATAAAAAGAGAATTATGTTCTATATTTGCGACACAGTACATAATTCTCACTTACAAAAAAGTCCTTGAAAATAAGGTCTTCTTATGTTGTTATTATAACATATTTAAAAACCTTTTTTCAAGTATAAAAAAGAAAGAAGGTATTTTTATGAAATATGTAGCTTGTTATTGCCGTGTAAGTACAGAAGAACAGGCGAAATTTGGTTTTTCTATTCAAGCTCAAAAGGATTCTTTAGAAAAATATTGCAAGGAAAATGGATATAGATATGAATTTTATATAGATGAAGGAATTTCTGCTTCTTCTATGAAAAAGAGAAAAGCTTTAAACGAAATGTTAAACAAAGTTAGTATATTTGATATGATTATATTTACGAAGCTTGATAGACTTTCAAGGAATGTACTAGACGCTAATAATATCAATAAAATTTTAAATGATAACAACTGTACTATGAAAGCTATCGATGAAGAAGATATCGATACCTCTACCGCAGATGGTACATTTATATTTAATCTAAAAGTTTCTCTTGCCCAAAGAGAAATTGGCAAAACTTCTGAAAGAATTAATTTTGTCTTTAAAAACAAACGTGAAAAAGGCGAGGTTACATCAGGAACAAAAAAATATGGATATGACATAGTTAATAGAAAATTTAAAATAAATCACTTAGAAGCTGAAAATATTGTTAATTTATATAATTATTTTATAAGTGTCAATGGGAATATAAAAGAAACCTATGAATATTTTATACAACACTTTAATGGAAAAGGACAAGATGCTTTATATAAATATCTCAGAGATACTTCTTATATTGGTAAATACAAATTATATAGAAAAGATATATATTTAGAAGATTATATCCCACGAATAATGGAAGATACTCTTTTTTATTCTGTTCAAAATCTTCTAAAAAAGAAAGAAAAATTTCAGAAAAGAACTCAAGAAATTTCTATCTTTTCTGGCTTAGTTTATTGCGGTATATGCCAATGTCGCATGTGTAAAAAGCAAGACAATAGATGTAGAATCAGACTAATAAGATACTGCTGTGATAATGCTTCAAGAAAAAAGCCTGGAAGCTTAGAAAATAAGTGCGAAAATCATAAACTTATAAGAGAAGACTATATTGAAAATTACTTGATAAACAACCTGAAAGACTTGTCTCAAAAATATATTAATAAAAATTTGATAATTAATACTTCTAAAAAAATAGACAATTCTTCAAAAATAAAAGAAATAGAAAAGAAATTGAATAAATTAAAAGACTTGTATATAGACGATTTAATTGATAAAGAAACTTATAAACAAGATTATAAAAAATTCTCTGAAACTTTATACGAATTAAAAAAAGTTAATCCTTCAAATCAAAATAAAAAAGATACTACAAAATTACAAAAACTTCTTAATATAAATTTAGACAAAATTTACACTTCATTAACTATTGAAGAAAAAAGAACGTTTTGGGTTAATATTATAGACAAAATTATTGTAGAAGACAATATGATAAAAGAGGTTACATTCCTGTAACCTCAAATGTTTTACTATTCGTTCGTTTCAACAGGTGCGTCTACTGGGCAACAGTATTTTACGAACAACTCATTTTAACATAGTATTTATTATGATTATTCTTGTAGTATTGCATATTTTTGAAAATGTTTTTCTAAATATCTTTAGTATAATTCTTTCTTTCCAATTTAACTCTTCTTTTAATTCTTTTAAAACTAAATCCTCCATACAACTACTCCTTTTATTGCTACATTTACTCTACTTCATATAATTCACTTTCGTGTACTTCAAGAGCCGATGCTATTTTAACCAACACCGATAGCGTTGGCTCTTTTATTCCTCTTTCGATATAGTTAAGATGACTTTTAGATATACCTGTCTTTTCTGATAATTCTAATAAAGTCATATTCTTATTTTCTCTTATTTCTTTAATTTTAATTTTCATATTATCTTTAGTATTGCCTATGTATTAATTTTAATACATATCCTGTTCACTATGGTGGAAAAGTAAAAAAGTCAAAAAAAGATTACTTTTCGAATATAAAAAAGACCGAACTAGACTTTACTCCTAGCTCGGTTTAAGTTCAATCGAACTTATATATCTAACTTTTAATATTATAACATGAATTTGATATTATGTCAAACTTATTTGTTATAAATATCTTCTATAATGTCTATCATTGCCTCTTTCGGCATATTTGGCATACACGCATGAATATATTTAACAAGTTCTTTGTATGCTAATATAAAGCGTAATCCATCTCCGTTTTTCACTTATTAACGACTTATCTGATACTTTAACATCTAAATAATTGTTTCGTCTTTTTCCTTCGATTTCTATTTTAAATTCCATGTATTAATTATATGCAATTTCTATAAAAATATGACAACAAAAAAAGAGCTAGTACTGAAACGTTTAATTTCATATACTAGCTCTTTATTATTTGGTTTTCCACATTGTTTTTTGTTTTTTCCACATTTTTATATTGACATTATATTACATTCTTTGATAAAATATGTTTAGTTGTTTAACTCCTTCATTATTAGGGTGCATAAATTAGTGGTTTGTACTAATTTAGCACGGACTACTAATATAATGCACCCGCTTTCAGCAGGTGTAAAACTTAAGAGAAGGAGGGCTTTGCCTATGGAAAAATACATAGGAATCGGTTTTATACTTCTTTGTGCAACACCACTGATTACTATAATTTGCGTCTTCGGATACAAAGTAGTTTTTAGTAAAGAAAAAATTGAAGTTACCCCACAAAAGGATAACTCCAACCGATTGAACAACTAACAGATAAGGGCTTCGGCTCTTATCTTTTTTAAGAATAAAGCAATACGAAAGATTTATTATTATTCTTAATATATTATATTAATATCACAAACGTATTTTCAAGTCAATAGTTTTATCTAATATTATATATAATAATTAATATTATTATAACATTTAAGAGTATTTATGTCAAATTATTTCTACTTGAATTGCATCTATTTCTTTGCCAAATATTCCCGCATATCCATTCGTTGCATCATTTATGTTGTATTGTGTTATCCAACCAAGCCACTTGCCATTTTTTGTATGTACCCTATACCTTGCTGTTCCTTTTGTTGCTTTTATTACAATTCCGTCAATAGCTTTACCTTTTATTCCTGCAAAATCGTCTCCGCTTCTATCTTTTTCTCTGTCTGTTATTTCTCCTAGCCATTTGCCACCTTTTATATGTACTCTATATATAAGCTTTCCTGCGTTTTCCTCTTGTCCGACCGTATTACCTCTAAAACAGCTTATTGCTTGTCCGAAATATACCTGCATACCCCATGTCATTATGCTCGTTAAAATTGATTATATCACTAAGCCATCTGCCATTTGCATAGGCTTGATATTTTACATCTATTTTCTTTTTTTCTTGAACTGTATTTTGAACTGTTTGTTGCCCTGGGCTAGTTTCTGTTTTTTCGCCCATTTCTTCTCTTACCATATTTACAAACTTGTTCCAACCTTCATCTAATGTTCTATGAGGGCAATATTTACCGCTAAAATCTTGATGCTTTTTAAGTCTATCAACTCCCCAACCATATTGTTTTAGTATTTGTGCAATCCTTTTAGCTCCATTTCTTCTTGCTTTTTCGTATCTTTCTCCTCCAGATTTAGAGTAGCATATTTCTATTGCTATACCCTTTCTATTTCCTTTCCCATTTCTTCCATCTCCAGCATTGAAAGAGTTTTTATCAAAATCAATACAATGCACTACCCTGTAGTCATCTACTACTTCGTGAAAGCTTGTATAATTTGAGTTTCCTTCCATATACGATGCTTCTGCCATCGCACTAGCATCGTTTGCTGTTTCATGTGTTATTACAAATTCTGGTATCATTGAATAAGGACATTTTATTGGATATTGGCTCTTTGGCATTATTAAATTAGTTATTTGCATTTTCTTGCACCTCCTCGCCTACTCCATCTTTTTCGTCAATCTCTGCAAATGTATTTTCTTTTAAATTCTTTTTGTAGAGTTCTTCATTGAACTCTACATCTTCTACTATATTTTCTTTATCTTCCATATTCTTAATCCTCCTCTCTAGTAATTCCTTTTATAGCCCAAAACTGAGCTTCTTCTAGCCTTGTTGTAGCTAGACTATTCTCTCTCGAATTATACTTGTCCAGAATGTCATAAACTTTTGAAAATAGTTCTCTTACTTCCTGTATCTGTTTTTCTTTTTTCTCGCTTACATTTATGAATTTTGCTCTTTCATTCATAAGTTTTTACCTCACTTTCATAAAAAAGAAGTCAACGACATTTGTGTCGCCAACTTCTTTCATCCATGTATCTAATTTTTATCTAAGATACATATTATTTGTTTTTTGCATCATATGCTATTACAGCAGTACCAACTCCGCCTAGTGCTACAATAACTGATTGTATTATTGTATTTGCATCTAGTCCTTCAATATGTATCAATATTCCTATTCCAGCTGCTATAAATCCAATTATTATGTTTTGTATTGGAATAGGCAAATCGTAATTCCAGCCAAAGCGTTTTGATGCTTTACCCATCAAATAAGTAAATAGTGTTGTTACTACATAAACTAATACTTCTATTGACATACCTTTTCCCTCCTTTCTAAAAAAACTTGGATACTCCCAAAATTCCAGCTACTACTGCTAAAATTCCAGATAATATCCAAGCCATTATTTGTTTTTTTGAATTTCTCCAGTTTTCTGCATCTTTTAACACTGTTTCTTGCTCGAGTTTACTATCTAATTTTTCGTACTTTTTTTCAAGTTCATTGTACTTCTCTTTTAGTAGCTCTGTTTCCTTGCTATTTGCATTGTTACTACGCATAATCGCTTCCTTGAAATTAACACTTGTTGTTTTTAAATCTTCTGCAATATTTTTGATTTGTTCAATTGTTACGCTTAAAGACTTATCCACGCTGCTTAAAATCTGTTCGGCTCGAGTCATTCTATTTTCCACTTCATCTATTCTTATGGTATTTGATTTTGCTCTTTCTTCTAAATGAGCAACCTTTTCTCTTAGGTCTGTATTATCTTCCATGTTAGCCCTCACTTTCTAAAATCTCTGCCATTTCTGGATATTTCTCAATTACTTGTTCTTTTGTTAATTTATTTAAAGAAATTTGCATTTTTAAGTACTTTTTTAAATTCTCACTCATAACTTACCTCCTAAAACCCTAAAATTGAATTTACTGCATCTTCTACTAAACTTATTCTTGTTTCTATTTCTTGTGGATCAACTGGCTCTTTCCAGTTCTCGTTTATATAGAAGCCTTTTTCCGGTGTATAACAATATTTGTTTTCTTCTACTTCTTCTGGAATTTCTTCTACATCATATACTTTTTTAACAAGTATTTCTGCAATAGCTTGTCCCCTGTCTATTACTACATTTCCGTTGCTTTGATATGAGATTTCTTCTCTAATAGCTGCTATGCTATTATCATTATAAACTACTACTTTCATAATTTAATTCACCTCGCTTTCAAAATTTGGCGTTACTATCTTAACAGGTTGTCCGTCTTTTGCACTTGTTTTTGCTATGCCGTGCTATTGTACTTTGTTTGTTTTTTACTTTTTGTGCTAGTTTTTCTATTTTGGGGTCATACATCATTCCATACATATAATTATTTGTAGAATAACTATGTGCAATAAATGCTAAGCCCATTTCATTTGCTACATTTGAAATACTTAATCCTGAATTTTGCATTGCACTAATTTGAGTATCTGTTGACATAGTTATTACATCTTCTCGTATATTACATTGTAGTGAATATAGATAGCAATTAAGACTTTTACTATGCAACAGTATTAAATTATTGCTATCTATCAATATAGAAGAAATCGCAGTGCCACAGTAAGTTTCATCATAAATTAATGTTTCAGTAAATGTATCGTTTATTGTATCTGCATTTATATTAATTATAGTTGCAAAGATTTTATATACATTAGAATAAAATAAAATGAACTTATTGTAATCTAATTTTAAGCTAGTACAATGAATTTCGCTAGTTCCAATAGAAGTGCAATTAAATTCTTTTTTATCATTAATTACAATAGCATCTTGTTCTACTGTAATTAAATAATAGTCCCACTTAGCTGAACTATCTCTAGAATAAATCATAGCAAGTATTCTATCGTTACTTATTTTTTTTAATTGTGATAATAAACCTTTTTGGTCTTTTAATAAATACTTATTTTCTAGTTCAACTGTATTATTATTTATAGAAAAAATCACAATATTTACAAAATTACTTATTAAACAAATACCTAATATGCGATTCTCAGATAAAGATATGAAGCTTTTTTTGCAAGATACTTGTACTGTTGCGTCATAAATAGCTGTACCTGAATAATCAGCAATTTCATTATCTATTACTTCGCATATATAATAAGATAAATTTCCGTCACCTTGCTGCCACAATACACAGAATTTATTTTCATTTAATGCACATATAGAAAAATTTATATTTGAACTATTATTAGTACTACATAACATTTTACTATTTACTACATTTATTGTCATGCCATCAAATTCACATACAATCACATAAAGAGCTGATGAGCCTGAATTTTTTATTGAGCCTATTGCTACTCTATTTTCTGATAGTAAAACAGCTTCATAATTTTTTGTAGCAGTATTATATAATTCTGTGTCTTCTCCATATGTACCACTTTCATCTGTCTTTTGCTTAATAAACTCCACAAAATCTCCTGCAGTAATAATCCCCCATGCCTTAGCTTCCTCTACTATGCCCTTTATGGCACAGTTCCCTCCACCTGTTTTATTAACTTTTCCGTTCATTATACTACCTCCTGTTCTGCCTTAGTTGGCTCAGGTTTTACTCTCATTATAACTAACTGTAGCATTACGTCTATTTCCACTCGCTCATCATTTGTAAATTTAATGCTTCCATTTGCTGTTTCCCATTTTGCACTTAACATTGCTTCTAGTTGCTCATCATCTAGTATGTCTATCATGATATAATCATTCTCTGTTATAGTATTATCTGTATATGTATATTCGTATTTTTCTGTTGTTTCGTTTAAGGCCCAACCGAGTAGATAGTAAAGTTATGTTTTTTGCTCGTGGTGGTTCTGCTTTTGTATTCTGTAGATTTTGTATTGAAGTATTTAATTCTGCTTTTGTATTATTTATCATATTAAATAAGTTCATGGCAGCATTTTCGTTCAATACATCTTCTGCTGCATCGCAATATGCCTGTAATTCTTCTATGAAAATATCAATTTCTTCTTTAGTACTAATTCCTAACTGTGCAAAATAACTATTTTTTTTAGCTGTTATATCGTCTAATACATCCTGAATATCAATATCTATTAAACTTGTTACAATGCCTGCAAGTTCTGGGTCTCTTCTTGTATCTTCTATATCTTCTAAATCTATTTTTGCTTTTGTATCTCCAACAGTAATTTTAGCAAGACAGATTTCATATATATCGTTTGTTCTTTCTAATTCTGCAAAATCTGTATGAGTTCCTTGTTTAATGTATAAAGTAGTTTTCCTTTCTGCTAATGTATCATCTGCTCTAACTACCACCATATCTTTTCTTATTTTTCCTAAAGTTAATTCTACCGGAAAAACTTTGTCTTCTTCTAGTTCAAAATCTAGTCCATTGATAATTCCTGCTCCTTTGGTTACTCTTACATTTAATCCTAAACTTGTTACTACTTTCATACTATAATCGCCATAGTCTTTGTATTTTCCAAAGTACACTCCTGTGCTTAAAAATTTATGAAAGTAATTTCTAAATATTTGAGCGGGATATTCTCTATCGTCTGCAATGCTATCGAAAGGAAAACTTTTTAATTCAACCATTATTTTACCCCCCTACTTATAATTTTCTTTAATTGTTTATCTAGTTCTGGAGTTTTGTCTCCAAACGTAACTTCTATATCTGATTTGTCTCTTTCGTAAATTTCCCTAATTTCTGTAATTCTTTTATCTTCTGTGTATCCTTCTGTCTCAATTGTTACTATGTCCCCTAAGTCCCAATCTATCTCGTATTCCATATTTGGTATTTGGTATATCGTTCCTTCTATGCCTTTAACCTCTTTATAATTTTCAAGTTTCTTTTTTGCTTCTTCTGCTAAATCTTCAATTTCTATATTACTCATATCTAATAGCTGTTCTCTTCTTTCTAATCCTTCATATACTCCATCTTTTGCTAATACAAGTGGTCTTTCTTCTAACTCGCCTTTACCTAATGCATATCCTACATTTTTCCATGATGATTTCTTATCTGTTATTTTAGAAGTTGCTAGATTTCTCTTTTTGTTGCTAAAAATTATAGGTGGATTTTCTGTTTGATTAATTGTTCTATCTTTACCTTCAAAGACATCAAAAAAAGCACATTTCTGTGCTAAATCTAAGACTATATCCCAACCTAAACCTGTATCTTTTGAAATATGTTCCATTAATTCGTCTACATACTCATATCTGCTTTGCCATACTGTTTTTAGTCCCCTATTTTGCGTCTCTGCTAATTTTAGCCATGAAATATTTCTCTCAGGAGTTGCTATCCCATTGTAATAACTATCTATCATATGATTATTTATATAATGCTTAAAAACATTTTCTGCTTCAGTCTGTGCTACTCTATCGTAGTTGTCTGTTACTGTTAATCTTCTATTTGTTATTCCTTTTAACTGTATTCCACTTACTATTAATGTTGTTGTATTATTGCAATCAATCTGTATATCTTCAATAATTCCTATTTTATTTTCTTTCTTATTTATTACAATAAAATTTCCTTCTTGCAGTTTGTCAACATTTCGTTTATTTGTATTTATATGCAATTCAAATTTTCCCACACCGTGCCATGACCTGTTAAATATTAAGCTTTCATAATTCGATATAATACCTAATAATTCAAAATCACTACTTACTATTTCAATCATTATCCACCTCCATAGGCTATTGCGAACTCTACATCTATTGTTCCTATATCGCTTTCATCGTCTCCGCTATATCTAATACTATTTTCTCCCCAAGTCAGTCTAAAGAAATCTCTATGTTCTAAATCTATCCAATTGAAGACGTTTTCTTTTACTCCGTTTTCTCTTAAAATATCTACAGTTTCGTCTCCATATGCAGTATTTATTAGTAGTGTTTCACCCTTTTTTAGAGTTCTGTTTACTTTTAGACTTTCACCAGTTGTATCATTATATACAATAGGATTTTTTACTGGTCCGTGATATTCTATTTGTAGCGGTACTTCAAAGTCTCCTTCATTTTCAATATTTCTCATAAATCCTACATTACTAAATTTGCTTGGTGTCTTTAACGGAAACTTAAGTCCACCATATAGACTTTTAATTGCTAATTTTGTGTTTTCTTCATCTAACAAGTAAGGATTATTAGCAGTAAATACTATCTCGGCTGTCATATGATTATTAACTCTAGTTTTAAAATCAACAGAATCTTCTATATGAGCATATATTCGATATGTTTTATAATCATTAGTATAAAATAGAAGTAGTTCTCCTTTTTTCTCAGTATTTGCATTGTATGTTCTAGGATTTATTATTCTTAAAACTCTTCTTCTTAACTTATATAGTTCCTCTCTATTTTCTGCTCTTATCGTTGCTTGAAGTCTTATTATCCTATCTTCTAACAATATACCATATACATCAGAGCCATCTTGAAGAGGTGCTTGTGTTCTTTGTTGTGTTGTCTCAGGTATTCCTAATCCTTCAATATGACTTAGTAATATATCTCCACTCATATCAAAAGTAATTTGTTCGTTTAAGCCTAAATTTATAACTTTTAATCTTTGCACCTTACACCTCCCTAAAATATACGTGATATTGAATTTGCTAAATTTCTATTGATCGTTTCTTGTTTCTTATAAGCTGTCGATGGACTGTCTGCATATGAACTAAATGTATTATACTGATTTACATTTATACTTCTAGTATTATATGTTGTACTATATCCGCTACTATAACTTCCACTTGCCGAGGCTTGTAATCTTGCAATATTACTTGCTATTGCTGAGTCTATTCTTCTTTGTATTTCTGCAATAGCATTCATTATAATTTCCATTGCAGTATCTGCAAAACTATTTCCTAGTTTTTCTCCAAAGGTTTGTCCTGTTATTGCATAAGCATCTCCGTATGTTTGTAATAATTCAAGTATTTCATTTTGGTTTTGTTCTACATGTAAAAGCATCCATTGAGCTGTTTCTTCCGCTTTTGCCATTTGTTCTTCGTAATATTCTTCCATAGCTTTTAATTGCTTTTCATATTCTTCTTTTCTTTTTTCTGTCTCTTTTTCAATAGCTTCAATCTTAGCATTTTGTTCTTCTTGTAGTAATTTCTTTTGTTCGTACAAAGCCTCTTTCTTATCTTCTAACACTCTCTTATCTAATGTCTCTTTATAATCTGCAACTAACTTATCTAATTCTTTTTGATAATTTGCTTTCGTAACTTCATCATGTTCAAATGCTATTAGGTTTTCTAGTCTTTCTTTTTTAGTATTGTAATCTTCGTCTTCCTCATCTCTTGATTTTTGTTTTTCTGCCTTATCTAAAGCCTCTAATTCCTTTTCTATTGCTTCTATTCTTGCATCATACTCTGCATTAATAGCGTCAATTCTTGCATTTTTCCACTTTTCCACTTCTTCTAAGTTTTTGTCTATCATTTCTTTGTCTTTTTCTTGCATGACTTCCAATTTCTTTGTAATTGCATTTGTTAATTGAGACAAAGTATTATCAATAGTTTCTACTCTCAAATCACGTTTTTGTTTTTCGTAATCTTTGATTACTTGCAATTCTTCTCTATATAGTTGTTTTCTTTCATTTAGACTTAGCCTTTCGTCATTCATTATTTGATTTAAATAACTTTTATGCATTTCAATTATTTTGTTATAGTCCTTTGTCTGTTCGTCTACACTATATGCAGCACCTCTTAGTCTCTTTTGTTCTTCTATATAGTTTTCGTAATCTTCTGTTTGTTGGTCTAGCATTTCTTTTTCTTTTTGTGCAAGTTCTTTGTTTAGCTCATATATCTTTTCTCTTAGTTCCCTTTTTTCGTCTGTTGTTTTAGCATAACTTCTTAATGCTTTTTCGTACATTGCTATTTCTTCGTTTAGACTTATTTGGTCCATTGCTTTTTTGTGTTCTATTTCTTTTTTATAATTATCTAGCCTTTTATTTGAATATGATCCACCACCTGAAGATTTTGGAGTATAATTACTAGTTACACTTCCTTGAAAATCTTCTAAACTCATCTTTGACAGTTCTACTAAAGAGTTTGTTGTTGCAACAATTGAGTTTCTTACATCTTCTACTTTTTGTTGTGTAGCTGCAGCAATTTGAATAACGAGAGTATCATTGTTTTGCATCGCAGTTAATTCTGCTATGCTTTCTGTTATTGTTGCTTGTGCTAATGCCCATTCGGCTTGAGCTGCTTTTTCTTCAGCTTCTATCATTCCTTCAGTAGAACTTATTGTATTTTTATTTACTTTTGCTAGTTCAGGATATACTTTTACCAACTGTGATTTAGCATTTTTATATTCGTCTGTATCTGTTTTTCCCTGCTTTAGTACATCTAATAATTTTTTCTTTCCTTCTATATCTGCTTTAGTTTGAGCAATATCAACCAATTGTTCTCTTTGAGTTTTTATATTAGTCTTGCTTAAATATTGCTTTTTAGCATCATTTAATGCTAATGTTCCGTTCAATGTTTCTACTCTTCTTCGATAATAATCTACACTTTCTCCTGCTGACATATTTTCTTGTTTGAATTTTTCCATTTCCTTGTTTGCTTCATTCAATTGAGCATTTAGGGCATTTATTTCCCCTTTTTTTATAAATTCAAGCTTATCGGATTTTTTTATTTCTTGTATTTGATTTTCAATTTCTTCAATTCTATTTTTCTTTTCTTCATATGCACTTATTATTTGTTGGGCTTCATTTCTTTCTTTTTCGACTACATCTTTTTCTTCTTCTGTGTATTCATTATTTTTATTAAAATTATCTAGAGCATCAGATAAGTTCTTTGCCGCTTCTGCTTGCTCTTTCATTCGCTCTGTTTCTTCCTCTGTTTTTGTAATAATCACATTTAAAGCAGCCACTGCAGTTGCAATTGCGACTGCAATTAAAGTGATTGGATTAGTCATTAATGATGCTGTAAATGCCTTTGTTGTCATATTTGCAGTTTGTGCTGCTGTAGTATATGCATTATATGCTTTCTTCGCGGTAGTTAATGCTACAACCATAGCTAGCAACGTAGTTGTAAATGTTATCACTCCACTAGTTGCACCTTTATGGTTTTTAATAAATTCCGTTAAACCCTTTGTAATAGATAGCTGTAATGAACCATATTGAGTTAAGCTTGGTATCATGGCTTCTCCAATGGTTCTTGACAATTCTAGATTAACTGCTTTTAATTGGGCTTGCTGTCCTTGATATCCACTTGCTACCTCTGCTGCTGAACCCATAAACATAGTAGCTTCATTCATTATTCCATTATATACAGCTTGTGCTTTTTCTGCTTGTGTTAAGCTATCAGTTGTTTTTCCTATCTTTTCTGCATGTTCTTGATACATTTTAGAGATATTTTTTTGTACACCAGCTGCATCAGACAATACAGAATTTTCCATTCTAATACCGCTCTGTTGTTACTCTTACGGCTTCTGATAGAGTGTAATTAGCTTGTCTGTTTCCTACAGCAGCATCTTGTAATACTTTTAATATGTCTGCTGTTTGTTCAACTGTAAATCCATAAGTTAATAAATTCTTTGTAGATGCAGTTACATCTGCATCATCCATTAATTTTAATTTATTTACATCTTCTATTGTTTCTTTTATCTCTGAAAATGAATTGTTTGTTGATTTGGCTGTTTTTTGTAATGCATTCATATTATTAGTATATTGATAGTATTTATCTATACCGTTCTTGAACTGCTCCTGTTATTTGTTTTAATGAAAACATAATGCTTGCAGACATAGCAATAAAACTTGCATCTAAATTTTTATTGCTACTTTGAACTTGTTGATTTTGTTTTTCTATTTCTTGAAGCTTTTTCTTTGCTGTATCTAATCCCTTTTCTAGTCCTTCTAGCTTCATTTTTAAATTTATAGCTAACTCTCCTACTACTGTTTCATTCACTTTATCACCTTCTTTCAAGCATAATAAAAGCACCAGTTAATACTGATGCTTTTGTATTATTCTAATTATACATTATTCTTATATTTCCTTGAATAGAAATTATATATTAATGCGTCATCTATCACTCTATTACATCTAGCTTCTCCATCACAATCAATATATGTTAATTGCCACGGTAATTCAGAATGTGTCATTTTTTCTAGTTCATATCCTGAATATCCTCCAAATACTGCTAAAATTTTATCGATAAAGTTTTCTGTTTTTGTATCAGTCAACTTTACCACACTATTAAAACAAATTAGTTCATAACTATAAGCTATTCCTTTTATACTATCGTACACACTTCTTATTACAGGTCCATGTTTCCATGCCTCTATTTTATCTTCAAATAATCTATTCATATGTTCTGGGTTATAATTTTCATTATATTTTATTAGATACAATGAATATGCGTAATACAATAATTTTTGAACCTGTTTAGGAGTTAATGATTTTTTAGATAACATATAATTAGCTATATTAATTGCTTTTTCCATAAAATCCCTCCTTTATATAATTCCATTCATAAAATAGTACATATAGTTATTTCCAAAAGTAGTGAAATAATACTTATCTTCATATCCTTCATCTGATTCAATTATACCATTATTATTTAAAAAATCAACTATACTTTTTGCAATTTTTTCGCTTTTATCTTCCATTCCTTTTTTTCTTTTGTATTTACTTATTATCTTAACATATCTTAAAACTTTTTCGTAAGTTATATTAGTCCTACATTGATTATATAGTTCTCTAGTAACTTCCATTGTAAGAGGCAACATTCTGCTTTTTATAAGTTTACATTTTAATAAGTCTTTATCTTTTTCTTCGAAAAACATTTGTTTTTCTGCTTCCTCATCATCTATTATAGAATCGTCTGTTTTTACGATATCTTTAATTTTAGTATTTATTTTTTTCTCATCTTTTCTTATAACATCAACTGGATTTTGAACTTCATCATCTGAATAAAATTCTAATCCATCTTTTCCGCCGTTTTTTTATTCTATTTATAGCAATATATGCAGGTAATGCTAATACTGCTATTATCATTATTCCTATTATCCCCCAAAAATAATTATTACCATACAGTAAAGATATTTCATTAACAGATATATTATATTTTTCTGATAATATTAATGGAAACTCTAAAAAATAACTACCTGCTTTTAACAATAGAACTATTGAACAAAAATACACTATGCCAATAGTTATAACTTTCCATATTTTTTTATCTTGTAATTCTATATTCTTCATAAAATCCTCATATATTATAGTTGTTATAAGTAACATCTACCTAAGTAAGTGTTTTTATTTTTTGTTTTATGCATTTTTTAATACTATTTTTTCTATCTCATAAGTAATTACATCCTGTTTTGTTGCTTTTTTTAGCATAATAGTAATTGTTTGTAAGCAATATCCTCGTTCTTCTCTTTTTATTCCATTAGCTTTATTTTCTTCTACCACATTCCAATATACTCTATATGTTGCCCAATCATTTGAACTTGCATCTCCCCTTCTTTCAAGATCATATGTAGAAATTAAAAGTTTTAGGTCTTCAATAAAACTACTAACGTACTTATGCTCCATATTATTGTTATCATAATATTTAAAATCATTTGCCAAATATTTTTTTAGGTTATCTTCTTGTCTTGTTTTTAATGTCTCTATAATTTCATTTATTACAGTAACAGAAGATACTGTTTTGCCTTCTTGAATAAGTGTTAATTCATGCTTCGTTTCATTTTCACTCTTAATTGTATCTGAAAGTGAACCTAATACTACAAAAGCAATTATAATGGCAAACACCATCGCTAAAGCAATACCAAAACCTAATCCTTCATTCTTCTTTTTTTCTTCCATACTATTACCTACTTTGCAACATAATTTCTCTTTAGGTAATAATATCACACTTTTATGTAAAACACCATAGTAAAAATTTTGTCTTTTTTTGTCTTTTAATAGATTTATTTGCTTTGTGCTTTAATAATGATATAATTTTATCGAAAGTGAGGTGTTAACATGAAACTTAATCATGATTGCATAAGAGATTTATTATTATATTTAGAGGATACTTTAACATTAGGAAATTGCTTGAAAATTAGTTATGCTGCTGAAGATAGTTTTTTGCCAAGTCACTCAATTGACGATATACGCTATACAGCTTTAAAGCTGACTGAGGCTGGATATATAGATACAAAATCAATTAATTTTATAGATTCTAGAATTCCTGAGATTCGTATATTATCTATAACATATCAAGGTCATCAGTTTTTAGATAATATTCGTGATGATGGCGTTTGGAAAGAAACTAAAAAAATCGCATCTCAAGTTTCTTCTGCTTCTATAAAAATATTAAGTGATATAGCTGCTCAAGTCATATCTAATATTATTTCAAAACAAATGGGATTACCTAATTAAAAGTCTTCTGCTGAAACTTCTTCTACTTTTTCTGTATTTTCTGTTTTATTTAAGTCAGCGTATTTTTCTATGATTATAGGGATTTCGTCAGGATAATATTCCTCAAGAAATTCCTTTTTACTTATGCCTATTTTTATACATATTGCTATTGTTTTTTGAAGCCAATTAGGGTCGTAGCCTTCTCTATTATTGACTTCATTTGGTCGAAAAAACTTTCTAAATCATTCATTTTCCAAAATTCTATTATAATGTCTAATAATTCTTTTGGGGATAACTCATTTCTTAGTTTTTCTTCGCTTATATCCATTAATTTTGATAAGAACTTAAATGTAAAATCAGGTAATACTACTAATAATCTTGTCATTATTGTTCCTATGTTTTCTACTGAAAGAATTTCTGATACTTTGAAATTTGGGTTTTCTCCTGACAATTCTTTCATAAAGTCCTGTGGTAAATCTCTTAATGTTTGTATTGCTTCAAAATACTTACCACAAGGCATTTTTTTGACTTCTACTCCATACATTTTCTTTACAGTTGGCAAACTTAATGCTTCACTATCTTTAATCTTTTTAAACATTATCTTTCTCCTTTTACGAAAAATAGGAGAGTATTTCTACTCTCCATTCATTATTCTGCTAGTTTAGCTTCTATTGCTGCTATTATCTCGTCTTTTGTGTTGCTATTAGAAACAGTTGTTATTTCTAATTCAGTTGCTTTTGCTAATAATTGCTCTTTTGTTAATTTTGATAAGTCTTCAGTATTTGTAATATTTGGTATTGTATCTAGCCATGTCAAGTCAGCATTTCCTGCTTCTGTATCTTTTATTGAGAATAATCTGTTATCATATGTTCTTGCCATAAACATTCCTTCGATTTCAACCGCTCCATTATTTCCATTACCTTTTGTTTCTAGATCCATTTTTATTTTTGTTACTAAACATCTAAATTGCCTAAACATTCTGTAAGTTCCATCTGCTAACAAACCTCTATATGAGCAAGCAAACTCTGGTGCATTGTCTGTAGTAGCAAAATTGTATTCTTTTGTTTGGGCATCATATGTACCACCTTCTAACATTGCTCTAAGGTCATTTGGTAATTCTTTTAATGTTAATGTGAATTTTTCTCCATTGACTGTTTTGTCAACGTCCCATACTTCATCATCAGCATATATGTTTTCTTCAGAACTATCAATTTCTTTTGACAATTTTTGTGCAGAAGGTATTAAAATACCAGCTCCAACTGTATATTTTTCTAGTGTATTTTCTACGATTGGAAAATACATAAACCTACTAAAACCTTTTAAATATTTTTTTGACATTATAATTCCTCCTTAAAAAAGAAGAGGTTAATTCTCTTCTAAAAATTCTATTTTTTCAAAACGCATTGTTTTGTGTTTTATTTTACTGTTTAAATCGGAAACATCTAAAAAAAGTGTCCTTTCATAGCCCAATTCTTTCATTTTTTCAACTACTTGAATTGCTAATTTAGACACTTGACTAGATGATTTTCCCCACGCATCAGCTTTAATTGCTAAAGCACTTGAATATTCTTCGTCATCTCCATATGAAGATGGCTCATTTTGTAACTCCATATAAGTTACACATGGCAATTTTGACCAATCTTGATTGCCTTCTTCGCATACTTGCTTTGCTTTCTTTTCTGTTTCTAGCTCTAATAGTTTTTGATACACTGTTGGTTTTTGATTAATCATTATTTACCACTTCCTAACTTTCTAATATCTTGCTCTATTGATTTAATTACTTCTTGTTCTACTTCTCCTGTATTCTTAGCATGTAAATATGCTGGTGTCATAAATGGTTGCGCTGCCATACCTTTCCAGTCAGCCTTATATGCTATCCCATCAGGTCTTTCTATATTGCTTTCTGCACCACGTTGTCCTGTTCCAAACTCGTTATAAACAGCATGTTCACAGTTCGTATATACTTTGCAATTTACTTCGTCTCCGTTTATTTCTCCTGTTTCTTTAATAGAATTTCTTAATTCCCCAGTTTCTCCAGTTGGAGCTAAATATTTTGCATTTTTTTGAACTTTCTTCATACCTCGTCTACCACCTTTTAGGCAAGACTGCTCAATATCTCCACCTAATCCGGATAAATTTGCAAGTAATTCATCTAATCCTTCTATTTTAGACATTTTCATCACTTCCATTTATAAGTAAAGTAGTATGACTATCTGATACAATAATACTTTTAATAGTGTAATCATTATCATTATAGACAAGTATATTGCCAATTTTAGTTATTGTTTTATCACATGTTACTATTGCATTAGCTTCTATTTCTTTGCCATATTCTTGCTGAATATACTCTCTAGTCTTAAATTGGAAATTTCCTTTAAACTCGTCTATTTTTTCTTGCTTACCTTCTTTAATTACAGAACCTTCATTGTCTTTTATTGTTCCTTCTGTCCATATTTCTATATCTTTATCATAGAAAGTATTAGCTATTATTTGTTTAAATTCGTCTGGTGTTTCCATAACTACCACCTTATCTTTCTATAAGCTACTAACGTATCTATATTTCTATCAAGAAATTGTTCGGCATTTTTAGATACTTCACTTGCACCACCTACAATCTGAAATTGAACTGTTTGCCCATTATCAGAAGCACTCGAAACCTGTTTTTTACCTTCTAGAATCCCACTTTCGTTTAGTTTATACTGTTCAAGCAAAAACTCTTGTATAAGCGAATTTAGTCGTTCTGGAATAGTTTCTATATGACATCTATCTAATATCTTGTCTGTTATATTTCTTTCACAGAACATCAAGTAATTATCTAATTTGTTATCTTGTATAGTTAGTATTTCTTTTACTTTATTTACATTATCTGACATAGTTAATACCTCGAAAGAAGCTAACTATTGTCAGCTTCTTCTTTCTTTTTAGTATTTTTCTTTTCTTCCTTATTATAAGGCATATATCCTCTGTCTTTATAAATAGTTTCGTAAGTCTTTGTGGTAGCATTTATAATATGTTTTTCTTTAATATATTGATTCATATTAGGCACCTGCCTTTGGAACTACTGCACAAAAAGCTTCATCTTTAATTGGTAAATACGCCAATCTCATTGTTGCTTTAATACCAATTAGGTCTTGCTCAGCTAATGATATTGGTTTTCCGTCTTCATCTGTTGTTCCTTCTAAAGTAGCTTCTTTTAAGATTTCATATTCTAAGCTATCTCTAATACCTACTAGAGATTTATCCCAATCAGCTCCGATTAGTTCTGCTTTTGTTTTATCCCAGGCACCATTTCTTGAAAACTCAATAGGTTGTGAATAAAATTCTTTACCATTTACTCCATCAGCAAATAGTTGGTTTCCATTCCCATCTCTTAATTTTCTTAAAGAATTTTTAATACCTACTCTTCCTACAAAACCATTTACATCATATCCATCTTCTTCTACTGTTGCCATAGCATCAGAAACATCTAAATCTAATGTTGCATTTGTTTCAATTTCAATTTTATTTCCACTTGTTTCTACGCAATTCATTACATTTTTTTCAAATGGTGTGTTTGTTCCAAATAAACATGCTGCATCTATTGCTTTATAAAATGCTTCTGCTATACTTTCTTTTAATTCATTAAATACATCTATTGTTGTATCTTTTAATTTTTCCTTTGTTACTGGTATAATTACAGCTAATTTTTTAGCTTTTAATTCTGGATAAATCCAACCTGCTTTAGTTGTTTTAATTCTCTCTCCTTCTCCTACCCAGTAAGCTCCTGCTCCTTCTGTCATAACTGGTATTTTTTTAGTATCGCTTTCCATTTGCGATACTTTTGAAAGTCTTAATATTGTAGACCCTCTTGCTACATCTTTCATAATTTCTGTTGCTTGTTCTACAGGTACAAATCCTGTTAATTCATCTTTTAAATAACCCATTTTACATTCCTCCTTCTTTTTTGGGTAAAATAAAAAGACGTTGTAACGTCTTAAATTTTTCTTGCTTGATTTTCTTTAATTATTCCAACAAAATCTGTTGCTCCAGTATTATTGTTTGGTTTTCCACTATCTGGAGTATAGTGGTATGGTTGCTGTCCATTTTGTTCAGCTTCTCCAAATAAATCTTTGTAAGTTTCCTTATTGAATTTCATTTGGTCTTCAATTCCAGACACTACTTTTTCACCTTTTTCATCTAATACGATTTTAGATAAATCAAACTTTCCAAGCAATAATTCTGGATGTTTTGCTTTTTCGTTGTATAATGCGTCCTTAATAGCACTTTCTTTTATCAGCTTTTCAGTTGTTTCTTTATGTGCTTTTTCAAGATTAGCTTTTTCGGTTTCGTAATTTGCTATCTTGTCTTGTAGTTCTGCATTATCTCCGTTGTTTTTCTTTAAATCTGCTATTGTTGTGTTTGCAGTATTTAAAGATGTTTTTGTATTGTCTAAGTCTGTTTGTAATTGGTCATATTTTGCTTTCGCAACAAACTCTCCATTGTTTACATTAACAATACTTACTTTTTTGTCCTTATCGGCTTTCTCGTTATAAGAACTTACTTTTCCTTTAACTTGATTATACAAGTCTGTTCCTAAAATTTCTTCTAAAAACTCCATTTTGGTATTTCTCCTTTTCTGTTGCTATTTCTGCAACTACATAGATTTACCTTTTCAGGTATAAAAATAAGACACATTTCTGTGTCTTTGCTTGAAATAGGCTGTAAACGCTCCAATGTTTCATTTGACTTCCTCAGCTAATAATAGAAGCACCTATCAATTTATAATTTTAAAATATTAATAACTTAATCATCATAATCTGGATGTTCATCCCAGAAACTTGTATCGTATTCTGTTTTAGTCCTAATACACTTATTTATTTCATCTATTAATTCTTGTTTTGTTCCTTCAAATTGGGCTAAAGGAAAACCTTCTGGAAATATTCTTTCATATTCATCTAGTTTTTGTTCAACCTCATCATCTAATACATCTTCATACATTATAGCAACCTCCTAATAATATTACCAAATTCTTTAAATGTATTTGGAAAATATCTTTCAAATATTTTTAATTGTTTTATATCATTTTTTCCTGCCATTGTAAACATTTGAGCAAATATTTCTTTTTCTAATTTATTAGGCTTATTCCAATATCTTGTTTTATGATAATATCTTCCACGTATTTTATTTTTTGTCATTCCACTTATTATATCACTAAGTTCTTTATAGCTCTTATTTTCTTGAATTAATGTTTTGTATATATCTTTGTTTGTTAATACATATTCTTTGTCTGTATTAATTGCCTTCATAAAGTTTTTATTAGAAGATAGCCACTTGTTATTATAATCTACCACATGTCCTATTTCATGAATAATTGTTCTGTTGGTATAATCCTCTTTTAATACAATATTTCCTCTTCTATGATATGCTTTATTTCCACCTGCTTTTATTGATTTTATATTTGCATTTAATGCAATATTCTTTATTTTCTCATTCTTAAATGTTTCTTCTATAATTTTTTCTCTTTGAGTTGTAATATCCTTTAATTTCGTATTTTTATTAAATAAATCATTTAATATTCCTTCTTCTTTGTCTACATATTTGTTATACCACTCTTGATAAGTCATATCTTGTGGAACTAATATATATTTCCCATTTTCGTCTTTAGCCCTTCTTTGTAAGCCTTCCATTGTATCATCATCAAACTCTGCTACTGTTGTGCAGCGACAAAAACTGTGTAAAGGTGGCAAGTTCTTTCCGTGGCTTTTTATCTTTTATGCGAAATACTTGGTTGTCTAACTCTCCACAATGTTCACATACTACTTTATCTAATGTTGCTATAAATCTATATTTGTCAATGTCTAATTCTTCATAACTTAACATTTCTGCTTCGTTTGCAAAGTGTGCTGCCTCTGTCCTAACAAGCCTTGTTGCATTAAACAAACCGACATTCATATATTCTGATAATTCTTTGCTTATTTTAGCTATTGATTTACCTGACATAGTGTCTGGCGTTAATTGAGTTTTTAAATAATTGCCTAGTTTTTCGCTATTATTCCATATTCTTTTTGAATAGTTTGATGCGCCACTTATTGGATTAGGTGTCCAATTTTCATTAAGCATCAAATTTATTGTTCTATTATCTATTTGTGCAAAGCTAAATCCTAACCCTATACTTTTTTGAATACCATATATATTGTGATAATAACCTTCTCTTATTGTATCTACATATCGTATTTTCGTTATGTCTTGCTCTATATTTGCTAATTTCTTTAATTCTACATTTATATTATCTTGTAATGCTTGATAACGACTAATCCTATATGAATAAGCAGGCGCATTATATTTTGCAAGCAATTTCTTTTTAATGCTATTATCTGTTATATTATTGTTTATTACTTGTAATAGATTCTTGTAATATTGGTCTGTTTCTTTTTTATTTAATAATTCTAATAATGTTTTCTTGTCTAAGCCTGTATCTTTTGCAAAGTTTTTAAATATGTTCGATATTTCTTTATTTATGTTTTTTGTTGCTTGTTCATAAGTTTGAATTAAGCTATTTATTGTATTTTCTGTACCTTTTTCTAGTCTTTTCATTAATTCAGTAGAACGTTTTTCCCAATAGTTATTTGGTTTTCTTGCCATAAAAATAACACCTCCTACTCGGTGTTATCATTTTTATTATGTCTATCATCAAATCCACCTGCATTTGCAAATAATTCTTGTTGCCTTTTTTGTGTTTCTTCTTTTTGTGCTTTTAGCTTTTTCAATTCTTCTTCTGGATTTTCTACCCAAGGGTGATTTTTTACTATTGTTTCGTCTGATATTGTTTCATTAGACTTGCTTTCATTTGCTATTTGTGCATTTTCTAAATCATTACTTATCATATTTCTAGTCCATGTTTGAGTAATTGCCTTTGTTTTCCAGTCTGATATATTTAAGAACTTCATTATTGCTCTTATCAGCTTATTAAATCCTTTTTCGAATTCAATCTGTGTTAGCCCTGCCTTTAGTTCTAATTTTCTATAAAAGAATTTTAAAGCTACACCACTTGCATTTCCAAAGTTCTCCGTATCTTGTTGCAATGCCTGTCCACTTTCATATATTTGCTTTTTAAGTATTTCTAATATACTGTTTCTTGCCTCAACAGGTATTTCTATAGATAATGTCTTTAGTCCTCCATTCGTTCTTCCATCTGCTCCAGTTTCTATTTTTACTGTCTTATACCTTTTTAATTCCCCAAGAAATTCTTTTAAATCTTCTCCGCCATAATTTTCAAGTATATATATAAGCTGTTGTATATCTTCTAAATCATTTGCATATCCTGACATTACTTTATCATATATATCTATTAAATCTTTATATTTCTTTAAGTCACTTATCATATTTCTGTTATTTTTAAATTCTATAAATGGTACATCTTCTAATTCGTGTATAAATTCTTCGTATGCTTCTGGTATATATGTAAGTCCTGTACCGCTTAAATTGCCTTTAAATTTATATTTTTCGCAATGTTTGCTATCCCAAAATTCAAATATTACATATGATTTAGTATTATATCTTTCATCTTCTTCGACTACTTCGTAATATCTATAAAAACCTATTAACTTTTTCTTTAACTTTCCATCAAATTGCGGTAAGCATTGTTCTGTTTCTACTGTCGCATATTGAAATTCATTATCTTCTATCCAATAATGTAGCCAACCTACTTTGTTATTCGTAGCATTAGTACACAGATAAGCACTCTCACTTTTAAAATCGTCTCCTAATGTTTCTGTTATTTGTTTGTTTGTCTCTTTATCTCCTGCATCAAACAAAACTGGATTAGTAAACATGTATGCTACTTTTTCATCTGTTATTAACTGATGAAAATTATGCGATACCCTATTATCTGCATTTCTTAATGGATCAGTATCTGCTGGCAATATTCCTGTAGTTTTAATTATATTATCATTTTCGTAGTATTTCTTTTCTATTGCTATTTGTCTTCTTCTTTCATAATCTTGAATTATTATTCTTTTTATTTTGTTTATATCCATGTTTACACCTCTATTTCAATATTGACAATCCGCCTTGCTTTGGTTCATATAAAGAAAGAACTAATGCATCTCCGTCTATCCGGAGAAGTTAGTCCTCGTTTTTTCATTTCTTCTTTTCTTTCTAGCTCTATTTTACCGTCTGAATTTATTTTGTATCTTCTATTACTTAATTGTGTAATTTGCTTATCATCATATATAAGTTCTATTTCATTACGTTTTAATTTTTCTCTTAATAACCCCCACATTAAGCCTGTACTATTACTAAATTCAACTGGCTCTTCTTTTTTGTTTTTTCCTCCTGCTCCACCAAAATGGCATTCATATAATTTTACAGTTACCCAACCTTTTTGTTGTTTTATTTCTTTCAATCTATCATAAACTCCAACACCTAATCCGTCACAGTCTATTTTTATATGTATTGGTATTCCTATATATTTTGCTCTTAATTGTTCTACTATTTGCACTATTCTTCCTGTTACTTGCATTGTGTCGTTATGATGTAATACATTTAATGGTTGTTGATATGTTTTATCAAATAAAATATTGATTATTGTTTCGTCATCTCCATATCTAGCAACGTCAACTCCTATATCTATTCTTAATGCAGGGTAATTCCTTGTAAGTATTTTTTTACTACAATTTTCTACCCAATCTAACTGAATGAAACTATCTGGCATTGCCTTTGGAAATTCTCCAGCAACTCTAACTCTATATACATCACTATCTTGTCCATACATATTTATTATCATTTGTATATATTCTTTAGATACTCTTTTTGAGTTTTCTCCAGATACTTTAAATGTTTTATATATGCTTCTATTTTTATTATGGCTATCAAAAAAGAAACCACTTAATTGAGTTGGGTTTCCACACATAATAAGTTTAGCATCTTGCGTTGATAAAGAGCCGTAATACTGGTTCAAATACAACATCTTTTACTCCGTGATGCTTCATCTATAATATATAATAAATGTTCTGCATGAAATCCTTGTAATGCATCTGGTTGCGTTGCTGTTCTTGGTACTGCAAACCAATTTTCTGGATTAGACTTCATGTATAGCTTTTCTTGTGTCCACTCTATTTCTGTCCTTAATGTTGGATTTAACCACTTAGCAACTTCTGCCCACAATATATCATGTAATTGGTGTTTAGTTGGAGCTGTGCAAGGTATTTTTGGAAATGGTCTTGTACACATAAACCAAAAAATAAGCCAACTTTCTAATGCCGACTTTCCTATTCCATGACCAGAGCGTACACTTGTTAGTTGATTTTGTGCAACACTTTCTAAAATTTCTCCTTGTATATCATCTGGTGTTGCTTTTATTATATCTTTTACAAATTCTACTGGTCTATCTTTATAATATAATATTGCTTCTGTTGATAACATTACTTATCTCCTACTTTGTATCATAAGCTTTTTGTATTGCTTCAGCAAGCGATTGGGTATTACCTTCTTCTTTTTGTTTATTATTGATAATATCGTTTATATCTTTTAAGGCAGAGGTTAATTCTTTTAGTCCTTTTCTATCAATAATGTCTATAAATGATGTCTTTTGCTCTTTTTCTTCTATTGTTTCTTTTTTAGGCTTATTGCATTTGTAATCATATTCTACTACTTTAGTTTTCGTTTTATTGGTTACTATATGCTTATCAAGTTCATTATTAGCTTGTATTATTTTTGCCAATAAATCATTCGCAACATCTTTTACTTGTATTATTTTGTCGGCTTCCTTTTCACTTTCTTTTTCTATGACCTTTTCTATAATTCTTGAACCTTTTTTGAACTCTTTTTGAACCTTTTTCTCATTCCAACCTTTTACAGCTTTTTGAGTACTACCATTACGTTTTATTCCTTTGTCTTTTAAAAAGCTACTTACTGATTTATAATCACTTAATATATATTCTTTTTCTAACTGCTTCCAGTCATATTTTGCCATACCTCCACCTCTATATTTTATTTGGTATTAAACCCTATCTGATTTTTCTTGTCTTTTTCTAGTATCAGTTTATTATTTTTAGTTTCTATCTCTATATAAGCTTTTTCGTAGTTAATATTATCTATTAGTTTATCTATTCTGTTTAAAACTGTCGTTTCTTTCATATATCTTTTTTTGCGCTTTTTAACTCTTTAGTAAACCTTCGACACTATTCTTTATTTTTTGTGCTATAATATTTTAGCGCGCGACACAAAAGAAAAAGGAGGGTTTTAGATGCCTATAGCAACAGGGGAACGCATTGGAAGTGTCAATATTGATATATATGAGACACAAAATGGCGATACTTTCTTCTATATTCAAGGAAGTAACGAAAAAATTATTCCAATGTTGGACTATTTTTCAAAACTCTTTAGAAATTAACTAAAGACAAGACTAACGAAATGTTAGTCTTTTTTTAGTTTCTGATTCCATTTGTTCATATTCTCCTTTTATTGTTTTTTTCATAATTATGCTTATAACTTTAGATTTGCTTAAATTCCCTTTTGTATTTTCTATCTCTTGAATTAATTTTTCTTTATAATTACTAACTTCTTCTTTTCTTGCTTCTTCAATTTCATTTTCTAATTTGCTTTTTCTTTTATTAAACTCATGCTCATTTATCTTGTATATATTAAGTGTAGAATTTAAGTTTTCTATTTCTTTTTGCTTATTTCCTAATTTATTTTCTAATCTAGTAATTTCTTGTTTGTTTTCTTCATCTCTTTTTTGAAATTCGCTTAAAGTAACCAATGCACCTTCGTATAATTGCTTGTTTTTGATTTCTTCTTCTAGCTTGTCCTGTAATTCTATATTTTTTTGTTTAACTTGCCTTATTTCTTCGTATCCGTTTACTAGATATTGTTTTAAATCCGGAACTTTAATCTCTTTCACTTCAATTTTTTGTTTTTTAGGTATTAACGCTAATATTTTCTCTTTAATCATTTCTAGCCTCCTACACTCTTATGTTTATCTAACATACATCCATCATTACTTCTATACAAGCACTTTACTTTCTTATGTAAGTAATCTCGCTGTAATATTGTACACTTTCTACATTCAATCGGTATTGCTTTCTCAAATATTTCTTTTGCTCTTTTCTCTTTCATCATTATTTCGTAATCTGTCATACCATACACCTTCTTTGGATTGTCTAATGCACATACTTTACATTTTCTGTTGTATTCACTACATATTTTGTTTGCTTCTAAACATTTATACATTTGTTTACCTCTTATAATTTTGGCTCGGGAACTTAGATTCGAACTAAGAATAACAAGGTCAAAGCCTGTTGTTATACCATTTAACTATTCCCGAATATATAAGCCCACTAGGAAGGCTATTTACTAAAGAATGGAGATCTGCATAGGAATATATATATATATATCAATTACCTAGTATATTGATAACACAATAAAAATAGAGCTTACCATTTCTGATAAACTCTTTCTGT